AATATCATGCTGATCGTTAAATGCACTTTTCTTAGCAAGAAACATTTCTTTAAGGTCTACTTCACATGGACCATTTATATCTGCAATTAAGTGTAAATCTATATCGCTCATTGGAGTATAATTAAAACTTGCGTTGCTGCCACTAATTGTAATATCAGTTAATCTAATATCAGCAATATTAATAAAAGCAAGAAATTCTTTTGCAATCTTGAATAGGGCAAGACGTACTTGCGGTTTCAAGCGATTATTTTCCCACAACTGTGGGTTCAGTTTGCTGTGAAAATTTGTTAATTGCTCAAGATCACTTACACGCATTAAGTATTTAGATTAAAACTTACTTGCGTTACTTGCCATTTTGTCTACTGTTTTTTCAGTATCAGGCGATGCATTATCTAATGATTCATCATCATCGGGTGTTTCTTTTCCAAGAGTGATGCTAGTTTCGTTCGCATCACCTATCATATCTTTTAAACTTTTGTTTTTTTCATCATCTAACATATTTTTTAACAATTCAAAATTAAATGCATAACCAGCGTTATTCATTAACTTTACAATGTTGTTCATTGGAATTGCAGTACCAGGTTTAACTCTGCTTTCCAGATATTGTAAGATAGTCATAAGTGTTCCCACTTCACTTCTTACAAAATCTGGAGCAACTTCAAGTAGTTTCATTATCTGCGACCACGACCAAATTCTTCTGGTCCACCAACTGCACTATCAGCAGCATTAAGATCACTTTCTGCACCTGTTGGAGGAGTGATTGCTTCATCTCCGCCAATAGGAGAATTCATATCATCACCCATACCAGCAGTATTAATGTCGGTATCAGTTGGTGCGCCCATTGCTTCGCCACCACTATAAACACCGCGACTTGCGTTATCTAACGCATCACGAGCAGTATTTGCTGCATCAAGGAGTTGTTGTAGGGTACCACCAGTTGATTGATTGAACTGATTAGCTTGATCAATGCCAACTTGGTCTTTCATGGCACTAACAAGTGCTGGTAGTTGTTCATTTTGCATCTTGCTAATTTTTTCAACAATATCCTGAACTGTATCAGCAAGATCACGAGCAGCCATAGTAACACGTGCTTGCTCAATTTCGCCTTCAATGATAAATGATGGAAGTGATGGTGGCAAATCAATGCTTTCATTCTTTGCCATTTTTGTAGCAGTAGCATACATAACTTCTTCGCCGCGTTTGCCATAACGCTTTTCAAAATCGCCTTTCTTGCCTTTAAGAGCCTTTGCATAATGCTCACGCTTTTTAAGTTCACTAGGTGATAATTCACGTTCATTAAGAGTGATAGAGCAGTATTCATCAATAGCACGATAATGTTCTGCGATTACCTGACGATTATGTGCCATTTCGTTTTTCCAACTTTCTAAAACTTTACTTACCATGACTGCTTCCATATATTGTGGATTGCGTTCAGCATGATGAGCCTGACTAGTGCTACGAATATTCTTAATCTTATTACCAAGAGTTTTTAGCATTGATGATGCATCGTTCTCATTAATCTTTTTAAGATCAAGTTTCCATTTATAAACTTTGTCCAATTGCTGATTAAGTTCTGCAGCACTGACCTGACCAAATTCTTTAACAAACATAGTGTTGTCCTTATATTTGTATGTATTTATTGCAGTGAGACAGTTTTCTCTAATTCGTGTAATTGATCATTAAGCAATGACAATTGATTTTCTGCTTTTTCAAGTCTATGCAGATAAACAAGATTGTCTGGATTGTTTTTATGTCTTATTGAATACATTTGTTTATCAGCAAGATATATATCTAATTGTTTATCAATTGCAGTTGCTGTTTCCAAATAGCGATTATATTTTTTACTTACCAACGCTGCAAGTAAAATAGCAACTCGTCGTTGACGAACGGATGCAATAACATTATTTTCTTTTATTACTTGCCAATTATTATTATCAAGTTTAACATTTATATTATTAACTTGATATCCATTCCCCACGGATTTTACAACCATTGCGCCTTTATTGGGCAAATGATTGTATTCTTCTGTGACGAATTGTTTGATTTTTTTGAGAGTTGCGGTTTCATCTATCATAATATTACAATAGCATAACGCTGCGCCTCGTGTCAATTAACTATGCGCTTTTGCCACATATAATATAAGTCCCAAAAGTGCCGTTAATAGTGAGCCAATAATGCCAATTCCTAAGCCAACGAGTTTTTTATAAGCCAGTGTTTCTTTCTCGATCAACATAGATTTGATCTCGCTGACTATGGATTCAACCTTTGCAAGTCTTAATTCCATAGTGTTCATTTTATTATCCATTTGTTCATAACGCTCTGCACAGATATCAACATGCGCTTCCAAACTTTGATGTTCAATATCGTATGGTTTTTTAGCCATTTTTAACTCCGTGCATTAGCAAATAATATTTATTATTGTGTTATATTAATAAAACGCTGATATTTTTGTTTTGTCCATTGCAAATTATACAATTTTTCTCAAAAATTGCAGTTTCTGTAAGTCCACTTATCATAGGTATAAAATCTAAATGCTCATATATACTATCAATAGTGTGTTCACCATCTAATTCAAAATCAAATATCCAAATTTCATGGTATCCATCATAATTTTCACCCAATTCTAAATTTTCAGTATTTCTATATACTTGTTTTGGTTGTGAATGAATTGTAACAAAAGACATCATGGTCAATGCTTGCAAAATAGTGTACCAATTGCGCTGTTGATTTTTTTTATAATCAGTTATACCGTTGCTGGTAATATCAAATAAGGTAAAACATCTATACATAAACATACTTATAGGCAAAGAAAAAGGGCGTTAAAAACGCCCTTAATCTCGGTATTAGATTTATAAAATCTATTAAGAACCAGCGTATGTAATACGGAAGCCAGGTGCCTGAACTGATGTACCACTTGCGTCAACACTGTTGTTACCATATGGGCTACCAGCCTGAATGATAGCAGCGATGTTTGAAGCAGTAAGGTTGTTACCACCTTCAAGTAGAACACTTAGGTTACCAGTGTTGTTGTTTTCAACTTGATAGCCAAGAACAGTTACGTTTGCTTCAAGTGCTTGTAGGATGCCAGGAACTGCGTAGTTTACACCTAGTTCACCACGTAGGTCAGCTTTAGTCAAGCTGCTATTTTGAACAACGATAGCGAAAGGTGTTGGTTGCTTACCGATGAAGCTGATGAAACTACCAGCAGGACCAGTGTTACCATTTGTGCGATAAAAATCTGCCATTTTAATTCTCCAAATATTGCGTTTATTATTACGCTGATATTATTTATGCTGATGTGATAAAATGGTAAAGTTATACTTTATTTTGTTTTGGTTTTGGTGCGCCCGCTAACTTCAATTTTTCTTTAAGTTTTTCTATTTCAGCAGGTTGATAAAGAATATTAACCAATGATTGTAAAAATTCTGGATTTTGCGGATTTGCATCAAACGCCTTTGAAAGTATTTGATTATTCACGCGACTAATTCCCGTTGACTGTGTGCTACCAACTTTATCATTATTGCCAATTTGCGCCCAAAGTTTTGGATTTTGTGTTTTAAGTTGGCGATTAGCATACCAACGCTGTGTTGCAATATTGGCTAAACGTTCAACATCTCTTGGATTAACTTTAACTTGGCCAGTTTTTTGATCAAATTGTAACAATGCTTCATTGATAGATTCTGGAGTTCTGCCCTTCATAATCTTATCATACAATGGATTATCAGGATTAATCTTATGACCACCAAGTTCAATTGGTTCTTTTTTTGCAGTATCTGCTTTTTGTTGTACTGGCACACCCTGGGCTTTTACTTTAACTCTAGGTTTGTCAGATAAATCCTGCAATGGAACACCTTGTCTAGTCATAGGAACTGGTTTTTGCGCAGGAGCTGGTTTTTGCATTGGAACATTCACAGTTGTCGGTGAAAAATCAGTAGTCTTGCCACTTGGAAATTTCATTGGCCAAACCTGTTTAAATCTTTCTACATCACGATCAACTATAAATCCATTACTATTACTAACTAACGCATCAGTTATTTTCTTTTGTAATTCGTTAGAAATAACATTTGTATCTTTTATCTTATCATTGTAATCTTTTATATTAAATGATTTTAAATTACTTAAATCTTTATTATAATCTGCTACAGCAGCATTAATAAATTTAATAAATGACTGTTTACTCTTCTCAAACTCTGGAGAATTATACTTTGGTGGATTACGAGGGTCAGTTACTTCATTGACAAATTCAACGGCTTTCATTAATCTTCCTCAACCCACGAACAAATTTCTGTGGTTCTTGTGTGCGTATACTATTTAATAAACGACGTTCAAGTTCTTCTGCCTCTGGTGTATCATAGTTTTCACGTATTTGATTAATCAAATTTATCGCACTATTAATAATATGATTGGCACGACTTTCCAATACCAACCCTGAATTTTTACCAACGGTAAGAGAACTTAATTCATCAAGAATAGAACGGGTTTGTTTACGCAATTTAGTGAACTCCACAAATATTTATAGGTTTTCAGGTTGTTTTATTAATTACCACAAGCAACATCGCATTGTAAAACACGACCTTCTTCAATATTTGTTTTGGTCCAACTTGATTCAACACGATAAAACCAACTGATTGCTGTTTCTAAATCTGTTGTATGCAAATCATTATTACCTATGAGTGGTGCAATTTGGGTATTCAAAAATCCATGATATCCTTCTTTGTAAGTTAATGGATTAAATCCCATATAACAACATGGATAAACTTTGCCATCAGCGGCAATATAAATTGAACTTTGATTCTTTGTAATGCATCTTGAACTTTTGTTTGGACTATATGATGGATAACGATATTTTTTATTTGGGTCTTTTTGAAATTCAATTATATCTTTTATATTTGTGTGTCCATCATGATTACCCATTATATGCACTAGGTTTCCTTCACGATCAAAAACTGGACCAGTATCACGACCATGATTTTCAAGTCTAAATTCAATAAATCCAAGATTGTTTGCCATTGTTCGGCAATCTTCTATTTGGTGTTTGTTATGATGAAATTCTATCATTTTCCATATTGCTTTACCACCAGTACTCATATAATGTTGTGCGTTCTGTATTATTTTATTAAAATCAGTATCTTGACGATATAAATGATGCGTATCTGCTAAACCATCTAAACAAAAATCAATAGTTGTGTTTGATAATTTACCAAGTTCTTTCCAAAATTTAGCATTTCTAGCACTGCCATTTGTGCTTATTTCTATTCTTAAATCTGATTTACATGATTTAAAATATTCCAATATTGGTAGTGATTCTAGGTTAGCAGTAAAATCACCAAAATTTCCGTTTAATAATATACCATCATCTAATTGTTGAATAAAATTCGGAGAGAATGATTTTTTAATTAATTCAAGATTTAAATTTGTTTCAACATAACCACGATTATATGGATATCCATATAAATTTCTAGGACATAGTGGACAACGAGCATTGCATATACTACTAAATTCCATATGCAAATGTTTAATTTTTTCTAACAAGATCATGCTGATATTTAAATAAAACTATGGTGACTAAATTTTTAATAACATTGTGCGATTCTAGAAATAAAGATGACGAATATATTTTAGAATTTAATTTAATTAATAGTTCAATAGTAAAAAAATGGCATGCAAAAGTTATAGATGCGATTGCGAGAGGTTATACTATAGACGACCCAGAAAGATTTTATGGATTCAATGAATATCACGAAGATGTAAAAATTGCGTTTGAACGCATAAATGCATGTATTAACACTATTAATTCTCATAAAAAAATCATAAACAGAGTTTTAACTGATATAAGGGATACAGATACCTTAAATTATTTGCATCATATATTTGAAAAATACCATGGTTTATTAGACCAACAAACGGGTGAATTTTATGTAAATGCACCAATCACTGTCAGAAAAGCACTGGCTGATTTAAATATTGCTGTTCATAGAGTAGAAACAGTATTATATGGTAATCCAAAATATTTTGTTACAACATATTTTGGTTTGCCAAAAACAGATAAATTTTCTATTGAAGATTTTGAGTATATGACATGCAAACATGAATTTGGTGGGTTATATCTGAATTATGTTGAAATAGGCAAACCTATAGAAGATTTAGTCCGTGACAAAGATGAATATATCGGAGACGAAGCATTTAAACCGTGGGACCATTATAGTGCAGACTTTGCTGTTAAATTTCATGACACATCCGAAGAAGAAGCAAATGCTAATGCCGCAAATTGTTTAGAATATTATAAGCAAAATTATGAATTTTTTAAAAAACTTGGGTATCCAAAATATACAGAACAATTAAGACCTGGTTATATAAAACTTGG